TTAAACAACGAGTGGAAGTGCGTAACAGCATCCACGAAGCAGCAAATGGCGACAACAGCCAAGAGGATCAGTAGCACCATGGATAACGTGCAAGATACTAACTCTGAGCCCCGTGCATTAGATATTGATGACGCGGCAGAAGCAATCTTAGGTCGATGGGAGGACGGTGAAAGCCTATCCGAAATCGAAGACAAGGATGCAACATCCGAAGACCTCGAAGAGACAGAGGTTGAAGAGGATGAACTCGAAGACGAAGATGACGATACAGACATCGAAGAAGACCTTGAAGACCCCGAAGAGGACGAAGCCGAAGACACAGATGAAGACGAAGATGAGACTGAAGAAGATGATGAAGAAGAGGACGATGAGCCTCTCACAGCTTCTGACGATCAGATCGTGGACATCTCAGTTAATGGTGAGACCAAGAAGGTATCTGTAAAGGACTTAAAGAGACTGTACGGACAAGAGGCGTCTTTAACCAAAAAGTCTCAAGACTTAGCAGCCCAGCGCAAGGCAACAGACGAAAGTCTAGCCAAGACGCATCTGTCTTATCAGAAGTTAATGGAACGGGCAGAGGAACGGTACAAGCCATACGCTGACATAGATATGTTGGTGGCCTCACGGCAGATGGACCCCGAGACCTTTGCACAGTTCAGACAGGACGCAAAGCAAGCAGAAGATGACCTAAAGTTCCTCAAAGAGGAGAGTGGGCAACTTCTGTCAGGTATGCAGCAGCAGAACCAAGAAGCAGTCAAAGTAGCAGCTCAAGAGTGCATTAAAGTGCTTGAAGAAAATCTGCCAGACTGGGGTGATGAACTGTACGGAGAAATCCGCACCTATGCTGTGCAGTCAGGTCTGCCTCAAGAACAGGTTGATCAGTACACAGACCCACAAGTCATAATGCTCCTCAACAAAGCTCGACTCTATGACCAATCAAAACAAGCAGCTGAAAGCAAGAAAGCCAAAGCCAAAGTTAAGAAGTCAAAGAGCGGAAAGACCAAGGTCTTGAGTTCCAAGAAGTCCCCACCCTCCAGCAAAGCTATACAGGCCAAGCGCAAGCAAAAGGCCATAGCAGAGCTGAGTAGTGCAAAGGACTTAGACGATATTGCAGAAGCTCTAATGAGCCGCTGGGAGAACTAGGTTTTAACCTTGTCAAATCCCAAATAATCTAAGGACTATAATACGATGGCTACTTATACCACATACGATCAGGTCGGTAAGAAGGAAGACGTTTCCGACATCATAACTTCCATTTCACCTTTTGCGACACCCTGCCAAAGCATGTTCAAGAACGAGAAAGTATCCGCACGGACCTTCTCATTCCTTGAGGATTCACTGGCCGACTCGCAGGTAAACGCCGCAGTCGAGGGTGCAGACGCTTCGATGCTCACACTCACAGATGCAACAGAGCGTACCCAGAACACCCAAATCTTGACTAAGGCATTCCAAGTATCTGCAACAGCAGACGCGGTTGCCACTTATGGCCGAGCCAAGGAAACTGGGCTGCAATTGGCTAAAAAACTCAAGGAAATCAAGAAGGACTATGAACGCGCCATGGTTGGTGTTGAGCAAGCAGCAGTAGCTGGTTCAGCCTCCGTAGCTCGTAAGATGACTTCTATCTTGAACCAAATTTCTACAACTGTAGATGCCGGAGCGGGATCTACCGATCCGCTTACCGAAGCCAAATTGTTGCTTGCTGGTGAAACAGCCTACAACAACGGCTCAGAGCCAGACACCTTCATGATCAAGCCGGGTGACGCACAAATCGTTGCTGGCTTCTCAGCAGCATCTGGTCGTAACCGTGAGATTGCTCAAGGCAAGACATTAGTCAATGCTATTGACCTATATGTGTCTCCTTATGGCGAATACCGTGTTGTGCTCAACCGTGAGCTGAAGACAACACACGCTCTCTTGATCGACCCTACCATGTTCAAGACATGCACATTGCGTCCATTTACACGCACACTCCTTGCCAAGAACGGTGACTCAGATCGTCACCACATCGTGGGCGAGGTCTCCTGTAAGCACACTAACTTTGGCGACTCTGTAGCAATCACAGGCTTGTCATAACGATACTATAGACCGCTAGGTCTCTAGTTGGCCCACTCTCTAAGCACATAGGTTTTGCTCTCCTTACTGTGTGCTTATTGGGTGGGCCTTTTGTATTCTCAAGGGGGCGAAGGACGCTCTCTTGACCGATACACCTAAAGAACAGCCTAACCTCATCCAGTCCAACACAGACTTCATCATGGACGCAGGTTCCCTCGTGCGTAAGCACACACAGACAATTTCCCAAGCATTCCTAGACGATCTCAAAGACGCTCGAAACGAAAGTACCTCGAAGCCTATGGGTGAGTTCCACAGGATTGCTTCTATTCCAACAGTAGTGGCTGAGAAGTGGCTCCGCGAAGGCTTTGACCTCTGGGAAGCCACAGGCGAACAAATTGTACGCAAGCTACAAACAGAAGACATGGGTGCCTTTATGGCAACGGAGAAGCGCATCTGATGGCCACTCCACGCAAAGGCAAGGCAAGAGTTAAAGTCACAGCCAGTGGAAAGAAAGTCTCATACGGACAGGCTGGTAAAGCAAAAGACGGTGGCTCTCGTGTACGCGCAGGTACATCCAAAGGTGATGCTTACTGTGCCCGGTCAGCAGCTCAGAAGAAGAAGTTTCCCAAGGCTGCTAAAGACCCCAACTCCCCCCTCAACCTATCTCGTAAACGCTGGAAATGCTCCGGCACCAAGTCAAAGAGGACGTAGCAAATGTACGGAAGCGGAAAGTTTAAGCCATGTAAGGGCTGCAAGACACCAATGACATGCGGAAAGTTCGGCTGTCAAAAGGAGGCCAATAGCTAATGGGCCTCTATTCCAACATTCACAAGCGCAGAGAGAGCGGTAAGCCCATGCGCAAAAAGGGTGCCAAAGGCGCACCCACTGATGCTGCTTTTGCACGGGCGGCACTGACCGCAAAAAAGCCTAAAGCTAAACCTAAGCCAGCGGCTAAGAAGAGGACTACCTAAATGAACAAAGGTCAAATCAGGAGCCACTTTAAGGCTCTACTAAACCGCAGCGACTGTAGTGATGCTTTGGCCGATACCTTCATCGATCAGGCCCTCACTCGCATCCAGCGTGTCCTGCGTATTCCAAGCATGGAGAAGCAGCAGTCCTACTCAATCACATCTGGGGCACCACTGACACAGGTAGTCATACCATCGAACCTGCTAGAGATCATTGACCTCCAGTATGATGGTGTGTCTCTGCTGCGACTACCTTTGCATGAGATGGCAGCAGCTCAGAAGACAGGTGCTACTGGAAGTCCACAATACTTTAGCCGGGAACGTGAGGTCATTAAGGTTTCACCAAACCCAACCTCTGGCATCATCTACCTCAACTACTATGGAGAGTTCGATGCCCTTACGTCTGACGTTAGCACAAATGTTATAACTAACATTGCTTCGGACCTCCTGACCTACACGGCTCTCAGCTATGCCTCTGATTACTTCCTTGATGAGCGTGGCCCTCTGTTTGACACCAAGTCAGCCCAGTTCCTAGCAGAGCTACAAGACCAAGCGAACTCCGCTGAGACCTCTGGCATGGCCCAAGTCATGCGTCCCACTTCTACCTACACAGATTGAGGTAACTAATGGCATCATCATCATTCTACAGCGGCTCTTCACAGGACGCTACAAATGTAAACGCAGTTGAAGACAGCAAGAACGCAGCGGCCCTCTCTGAAGCTGCTGCCGCTGCCTCTGCTGCCGCCGCTGCAAACTCTGCTGCCTCTGGCGCATCTTCTTCATCCACCGCCACTACAAAGGCCGCTGAAAGCGCATCTAGTGCCACATCCAGTGCATCTTCTGCTGCTGCCTCGCAGGCATCCAGAGTTGCATCTGAGACCGCAGAGACTGCCGCAGAAACAGCAAAGACCGCAGCAGAGACTGCCCGTGACGCAGCTGCTGCTTCAAGCACATCTTCTGCTACCTCACAGGCGGCTGCATCCTCCAGCGAGACCAACACGGCCGCTAGCGCCGCTGCTGCCTTAGCCTCAAAGAACGCTGCGGCCACTAGCGCCTCTACAGCCTCCACAGAGGCATCAAATAGCGCTAGTAGCGCCACCGCAGCGGAAGCATCAAACGTGGCCGCTGGCGTTGCTAAGGTTGCTGCTGAAACCGCAGAGACCAATGCCGAAACAGCGCAGGCCGCAAGCGAAACAGCAAAGACTGCTTCTGAAGCCGCAAAGGTGGCAGCGGAAACCGCTGAGACTAACGCATCAACAAGTTCTGCAACAGCTACAACGCAGGCAGGCATTGCAACAACCAAGGCTGGCGAGGCGGCAGCATCCGCAACTGCAAGCGCAAACTCCGCCACGGCATCTGAGGCCGCAAAGGATGCGGCGCTTGCTGCTCTGGATAACTTTGATGACAGGTATTTGGGTGCTAAGGCGTCCGATCCTACAGTAGACAATGACGGTAACCCGTTGATATCAGGCGCTTTATATTTTAATACTACAGACGATGTTATGAAAGTTTATGAGGGAAGCCAGTGGGTTGCTGCTTACGCTTCACTGTCTGGCGCTTTGCTTGTTGCTAACAACCTGTCTGATTTGGCCTCTGCTTCTGCTGGCCGCATAAACCTCGGACTTGGAACAGCAGCCACTACAGCCTCGACTGACTATGCCACAGCGGCCCAAGGCGCACTCGCTGCCTCAGCTACACAGCCGGGTGACTTGGCTACAGTAGCGACATCCGGTGCTTATAGCGACCTGTCTGGCACTCCAAGCCCATTTGATCCCAGCACGTTAGCGACAGTAGCGACCTCTGGCGCTTACAGTGATCTGTCTGGCAAGCCAACTCTTGGCACAGCAGCCACCGCCGCCGCCACAGATTTTGTTGCAGTCACTGGCGACAGCATGACGGGTGATCTGGACATCACTGGGACTTTGACCAGCGATAATGGTAGCAGCACTACTGTACTTAGTGGCAACAGTTTAGTTTTTGATAGAAACTCAGCTAACTACATTAGAACCTCAGACGCTTCTGGTTATTTAAGATTGCAAACGGGATCAGGTGATACTG